AGCATCACCTATATATTTATCTACCATACCACCATGTTTTTGCACTGCACTTTGCTGTACAGTTAATGCTTTATTCATAATATAAGTTACTTGTTCAGGCTCTAGATTCTCTGACATGGAAGTAAATCCTCTTACATCAGTAAATAAAAAAGTAGCATATCGTTTTTCTCCACCTAACTTTAATAAATCTGGATTCTTTTGTAATTTTTTTACTTGTCTTGGGTCTAAGTAATGTTCAAATTGTTTTTTAATTTGTTGTCTAAGTTTATATTGCTCTCTAAATCTTACATAAAAGGCAACACTTGCAGTAATAAACTGTGATATTAATGCCCAAGTAACATCTATTAGTACACCTTTTTGTATCGTAGTTACGCCATAATAAGCAGTAGAAGCAAACACAACAGCAAAGAATACTAACCCGTAGGTTATACCAAATACGTTTAATACAAGCCAAACAAATACTACTGTAAATAAAAAAATTAATATCTCTAATGCTAAAGCATAGTCAGGTATGTAAGGACTATCTTGTATCAATATAGATTCTGCTAAAGCTGTTTGTATTTTATGTGGCTCTAACAAACCTGCGGGTGTAGCTAATTGTGGCATGATACCTTTTGCTGTAAATCCTATAAAAACAAATTTATTTTCTACATCCATTTCTGCAAGATTTGTTTGTGGAGTATCAACCCAACTAATCCATTTCCTTCCTAAAGAATCTACTGGTACTGCTGGCAATCCTTTTACCCTAACTTCTTCTAATCCATTATCATTTGTTTTAATTACATATGTATCAGCACCAGCTAATACTTTTAAAACTTCTGTGCCATATGTTGGTGTCCAACCATCAGGAGTACGCATAAGTAAAGGCAGCCTACGAATTAAATTATCTGCATCAGTCCGGGCTACAGCCAACCCCTGCTGTGCAGACTGTTTAAACAACTTTATATTTTGAATGACACCTGAAGCCATCATTCCTCCATTATCATCTCCTAATATAACTGTGCCAGTGGTAGGAGGATAATCACCTTTGCCTTCAAACATAGCCAATACACTAGGCGCAAAAGATAGTGCTTCTGCAAACTCAAAATCACCACCAAACCTATCAGGTTGTGGAAAAGCTATCACCCAACCTATACCCATAGCACCTTTACGTAATAAATTTATTTGTATCTGTGCTAATGTTTGTCTTGATAAAGGATAGCCACCTTCATTAGCTATATCTTCTTCAGTTATATTAAGTATTACAAAATTACCAGAAGGATTTTTTTCTGGCACTAATGAATCAAATGTTTTAAGTTTTAATATCTCATAAGGTGTAGGCTGATAAACATATGTTGTGCCTAATGCTAAGAACAAACATATAAATAAAATACTTTTTTTCATCCAGAACCTTGTTTAATTTTTATTGTAGTGGATGAGCCACCATTAACTTTTACTGTATTAGATACACCATCTTGTATAAATATTATTGTATAACTATTAGAACCATCTAAATCTAACCTTGCACTTTGGTTTACTGCTCTTATCATACTTATATTTTGTCCTGATACTATAGTGGTTATCTGAGTTTTTTTATCTTGTCCTATTGTTGTACCGGCAATATTTATACCAGCACCACCTTGTTTTAATTCATCTTCTTCTTTTTTTATCTCTAAAGAATCTATTACATCTAGTAAATCCTCTAAAAAATTTACGTCTAAATAATTAATATCTAACTCTGTAAACTCTAAATTTTCTTCTGCATCAAGAAAATCTTCATTAAGATAGTCGATATCTAAATCATCAAACTCTAAATAATCTACATTAGTTCTGCTCTGTGCTTGTTCTAATGACTCCTCTGTTTGTTCAGGAGGTGATACTATCAACATGTTATCTATCAACTCTAATGTAATATCCAACTGCACAGGTGTACTAGGATTACTTTCAAACACCGACACAGTAGTAGCTTGATAAGGTTTGTTTAAAGTAACACTACCCATACCTGTAGATACAACTATCTCTCCACTAGATATACCACTCTCATCAGGTAATAGTATTACAAGACTTCTACCTAACTCATCTACAGTACACGTAAAATCAGTACCACGTATGGCTATATCAGCAGTAGGTGTTTGTATTAGTATGTTACTTTTATTATTAAATTTGCCTGTGATAAACCTTGCTGTACCACTAGCAAACTTTAATGCCATCTTAGACTTAGATGGGTCAGGGTCATAGATATACTCATCTATAACTAACTTAGAATGCTCTGTAAGTTTTACTGTTGAACTATCTTCAAATGTTATAGCAACTCTGCCCGCCTCTGTGCGGACATCATCCATTTGTTGTATGTCAAACTCTAGTTCAGCACCATAAGCTTTGTCTCTTAGAACTTGTGCATTGCCTCTAAGTTCAGATATAGACCCTATCTCAACAGACGAATGAAGTAGTTGAGTCTGACTGAGTAACACATACTGTGCCATTAGAGCCAACAGACGTAATCTTGAGCCAGTCATTATCTTGTGTAGATTCTTGGTCTATATTAAAAGTCCTCGTACTTCCTGTATGGTCTAGATAAAAATAACCACCTGCATACCCATCACCATCATAGGTTACAGTATTATCATTGCCATCAATATCCATGTAATTAGTTGCACCATCTACATCTATAGCTGCTGTAATACTATTACCTCCACCTTGTATAATCCAATCTAAATCTAAGTTAGCTGCTAGTGCAGTCATAGCATGATTAAGTGTCATAGTATTAGTATTGCCTGTAACTTGTACGTTTACATTAGAACCATCAGCACCAGTAGCATTAGTCTCATCTGTAGACATATTAAAGGTATTGCTATCACCTATAAATGAAAAGTAACCTGTATAGGTATCTGCCCATATATCTCCAAGAAACTTATTAGTAGAACCTTTTTGTAAAATATCTAGTGTCATTGTTGTGCCATCTAAATCTAAAGGTGTCATATTAGATGAACCAGCCGTTGCGTCAGCACCACCTATAATGTTACCGCTACCACCAACTTGCTCTATATCTAAATTAGACGTTGCACCTGACTGGTCAATATATATTTCATTATCGGCACTAATTAAATGCAAAGATGTAATTAATAAAACAAATCCAACAAAAATTGCTGTTATAAGTTCAAGAATTTGTTTTCCAATACTCTTCTTCATATCCCTCCTTAATAGTTTGTAAAACTGCTGTTTCTATAGCCATTTGTAAAGCTATATTTATAGATTCATTTTCTACTAGACCACTTTCTATTTCAATAAGTTCAGTCATATTTTCATAAAATCTAAATACATCTGATGATATTGAAGCACTTAAAATAGATTTAGTTACTAAAACTTCTATTAATATTTTTCCTGTACTAACAGATACTGTACGCAAAGATACAGTTACTGAATCTTGTCTATATTCTTTTGTAGCACCTATTCCTAAATATCTAGCTCCTGCACCACCTGATTTAACATTAGATTCGTAGCCTATGACTCCGCCTTCCATTATTAAACCTGCAAAAAGCAAAGGCTTTACCTGTTGCTTCTCATCAAAAGTTTCTCTTGTAGTTCTTATAATTTGTCTTTCTTTAGTAAGGTTATCTAAACCTTTACGTTCTACTACTGTAAAAACTCCTGAGTGTTTTAGTGCTCTAATTAAATAAGCATCAGGTGCTTGTGTTATAGCTGTACTAAAACTAGCGTATTGACTATTGCTTCGTCTTTGTCCTGTTTGGTCTTTAAAAGAATTAGGATAGATTGCTACTATGGGTTTTCTATCTGGTTTTTCTACATCTGCTAATTTAGTAAGTAAAGTATTTATTTGTGCAGGTTCTACATTTCTTACTGGCGGTATGCCATTATCTAAAGGCGGTATAATTAAAGAGCAACTAGAAAGTAAAAGAACCCAAAGGGACAGTAATCTCTGTAGTATTGCCTTCTTCATCTGTAATAATTAATGTTACCTTATCGTCTTCGACTCTATATTCTATTGTATTACCTTCTAATTCTAATGTGCCAAACTCAGAAGCCGTTTCACCAAATAAACTGTCAACTAACTGTCTGGATAGCTGTGCATAAATTCTTGACTCTAAATTACGAATAAAACGTGCTAGTGTAGTATTCTCTGCCTCACGTTCTAAATCTTCTTGATAGGCTTTAATCTCTTCTCTTATAGCTTCCTTTCTATTGAACTCTTGATTTTCTATAGTTAAATAATGACTAGATGTACCAATACCTGAAAAACTAGGATTCTTAAATTTGTGCGTCATTTCATCAGCACTCAAATAACCAACAAATAATGTAATACTAAGAATGCTTAGTATGATAAAAAAATTATCCCACTTATCCATTACGTCTGTCCTGTTGTTGTTTAATCAACTCTTCTAACTCCTTTTTGGTCTTGATTTTTTGATTTTGCTGTTTCATCTTCGTTATCTTTAAGCTCCAAAACAGTATTCACCTTTTGTTGTAGTCTAATCATATCTTGATCTAAAAGTCTTAGTTGATCTGTTAGACGTATAATAGTAGCTTTCATTTCTGCTACAGATGGATCAATTTTATTTGTTATAGTTTGCCAAACAAAATAAACGAAATACCCTAAACCTACCACCATGACAACAGAAAATCCAAAGTCTGCTATCAGTTGTGCTATGTCCATTAATCTCTCCTAGCATCTATCTTACCATCCTCAACAAAGTTTTCTGCTCTAGCTATTCTGTCTAAATCAGGAGCTAAATTTAACGCACTTGAAACACTCGTATCTATCCGTATTATGTCATTATTCATTATAGAAGCTCTGGTAATTAACATTTTTGATATACCTTGAATTGTTTTTATTTCATCTACAAGATTATCCATCATTTGTTTCATTACCATAAAAATAAAAAACCCCATAATCAAACCACTAGCTATAGGTAGACCTACCTCTGCTATCAGCTCAAAAACTTCCATTATTTATCTTCGCCTTTAAAACTTTTTGATGCTCCAGAAGTTCCAGCATATAAACCAAACCAAGCTGCACCTGCTCCAACAATTATAGATATAAGACCAGACTGTTCTAAACTAGGTTCTGGTAAAGCCATAAACCACATAGTTGAGTAATATAATAAAAATATATAAACACTTAAAAATACTCTAGGAAATATTCTCCAGCTATCTACAGCTTGTGCTAGATATATCCATTTTTGATGAGGATTTTTATTACCTTCATCTTCTAATTCTCTTATACGATCTTTTAGAGCAGATTGTTCTTGTAGCAATTCCATGAACTTACTGAGATCAATTTCAACCTCATTTCTGTCCATGTCACCACCAAATCTTCCTGAACTATCACTCATA